GGTGAGTGTCTTTTTAGCCACGATCGTCTCCTTCCTTGCTGGCGGCCGGGGACTCGGCCTTGAGGGCGCGGATCGCTGCAGCGCAGTCGGAAATCGCATGCATGCGGTCGCTCTCGTGCTGATACATGTCCCGTTGATCATATGCAGCCGCGTCACCGCAACTGTCGTTCATGGAATCCAGCTTCTCGGCCGCTTCTTCCAGCGCCTTGTCCCGAGCATCGGAGCTACCGGCGCGGATTTCGCGCTCGATGGCGCGGGCGAAGGCCACTTGCTTGTCGTATTCCTCCCGCTCCGGGACGGTCAGGTTCGATCCCCTCGAAAGTCGGAATTCTTCGTTGCGGAAGGCTTGGAGATCGCATTCAAGGCCGATCTCGCGGATTTTGTCGTGCGTCAGCTCGGCTAGCACTTGGGATGGTGCCTGTGCTGCTGGCGCTGCGTCGATACTCGGCAGCAGCTTCGCGATCATCTGCAGCGTACCTGCGACGACATACCTTGGCGGCTCCGTGTTCGGGATCGCGGCCAGTGCTGATCCCACGTTCATGTACTCCAGCAGTTCGGCGCCTGCCGTTGCCATCGCGTTTGCCAGCATCGTGCGCTGGGCGTTGAATTCTCTGTGACTCATCTTGTCCTCGTTGTTATGCTGGTATCAGGTCCATCTGTCTCGGATCGGTATCGGTGGCGACGTAGATCACCACCTCGCCGAACTGGTCGACCGCGTCACAGTCGCGCAGCCCACGTTTCATCGCTTCGGCGGCTGCTGCCACGCACACGCGCGCCGGCTGGCGGTTGAACATGCAGCCGTGACAGTTGAGCCCGCGGTTGTCGTCGTCTTCCACAAGGCGGCGTTCCTGCTGGGCGAACTGGATGCGCGTCGGGTCCATGTCAGCCCTCCAGGTGCACGCCGTTCTCTGCTGCCCACGCGTGCACGTACTCGATCAAGCTCGTCATCCGCGCGACGGTCATGCTGGCCGACGATTCGCGCAGGTTGATGAACTCGCCTTCGATGCCGGGGACGATCTCCGGCGCCAGGCCGACCGCGATGCTGTGGCCACTGATCAGCAAGTTCTTCCACTGGTACGCGGTCAGCTTGCGGCCCATGTACTGCGCCTTCTTCTCCAGCTCGCCGAACATCGCGTGCAGCATCGCGTTCTGCTCCAGGCTGCGCGTCGGCGGCCCTGCCTTGATGACGTACCCTTCTGGCAGGTTCGCCACCTGCTCGGCCACATGACGCCGGTTCGTCGACGTAATACGGAAGACGCGCTTGTCGCTCATCGTCAACCCCACGCAGCCTGTTTCAACATCGCTCGTTGCTGGGCCAGCCCTTCGATTTCAGATACCTGGGCGTCCATTTTGTCCAGCAGAATGCCGGCATCCACCAACAGCTTCCCGATCGCTGCGCCGTCCGGCACATCGTCACCGTCAGGCTGGGCCAGTCGCAGCACCTGCGGCGCGATGGCGGCGAATGAGCCACACAGGACGGCAAGGCGCTTTTTCGCATCCTCGTGCGCCGCGCGGACGATGGAGTATTGGCCCTTGGCGACCACTTCGGCCGGGTCGATGGCGGTCAGGTCGATCATGCTTGCTCCGCGAGTTGTTGGTTGCGTACGGCGAGACGTGCAGCCTTGACCGCTTCGTGGTGATCGATGATCCGGTCATCGGCCGTGGCATTCCAGGCTTCCGTAGCGATGGCGGCCAGTTCCTTCGCCGACTTCGCGGCGTCCATGCGGGCGCACCAGTCCTCGACGGTGAGTTCGCGTTGCGGCTCCGCGCCAGTCTCCAGCCATGACTTGAGCTGCGCGCCGGTGTCGGCCGTGATGGGCGCAGGGCTGGCATTGGAGAACAGGCCCGTACGGTCCTTCGTCGCAGTGGCGAAATTCCCGTCGTGGATCAGGTCCAGTACGACCGTCATTTCGTATTCGAAGCCGTCGCGCTGCTCGGCCTTCATGCCCAGCTTGACGACCTTCTTGCGGCCGTTTTCCTCGGTCTGCGCGGTCTCGGTCTTGCTGCGCAGGGTGACGATGACGTGCATCGGACTGTGCAGGATGGCGTCCAGTAGCGCGCGGTGACGCGGCGTCACGTCGTTCCAGGCGCTCCACGAGTTGCCCTTGTATTTGGCACGGGCGATGCGGTCGACCTCTTCCAGGCAGCCGCCGACGCCGCTCCACTCGTGCGTGATGCTGTCGATGATCAGCGTGTCGTAGCCGGCTTCCTCTGCCGCCTTGATCGCCTCGATGTAGCGTTCCGGCGTGAACGGCGCGGACAGGTTGAGCGTGTCGAAGTCGGTCAGGTGCGAGTACAGCGACGCGCTCTCGCGCTCGGTGTCGATGACGGCGACCTTGCCGCCGAGACCCTGTGCGAGCAGCAGCGCGCCCCAGGTCTTGCCCGAGCCGCTCGGCCCCGTCAGTGCGAGCCGTAGCCGTGCTTTCTGACGTGTGGCTTTCGTGAATTTCATGTCGATCTCCAGTGGTTAAAAAGGGATAGCCCCGTTTGCGATTTGCCGCTCGCGCTCAGCGCGTTCTTGCTCGGTTATCACCGGGCGCCAAGGTTCGCCTCCCGCAGGCTTGGCCGGCATCGGCGGCCACAGGGTCCGGCGCTGCGCGTTCTCTTCGTACCCCTGAAGCACGTCGGCTGCGTACTCCATCTGCATGTCACGCTCACGTTTAGCTGCGCGCATGGCTTCGCGGTATTTGCGTTTCATGGCTACCATCCCCTGACTTCGTTGCGGCGCCCGATCAGCTGCACCTGGCGCTCGCGCTGCTTCCTCTCCATTGGCACGATGCTGCGGCGCAGGTGCATGTAGAAATCAGCCTGATCCTCGGCCTCTTTCAGCGCGCGGTCCGTCCACCACAGCACGACGGGCTTGACGATCTTGCGCACCAGGTGGCGCGCGATGTGGATGATGGTTCCCATGTCCGTCTCAGTTATCAAAGAAGAAAACGATGCGCACGTCATCGAGGCCGGTCGTACCGCCTGCGACCTTCAGCAGGCGCGGAACCGTTTCGCGGAAAAAAGACCCTGCCGCGACGTGATACGGTTCTTCCCATTTCGCCAGTGCGTACACGTTGCGATGCTGCTCGGCGAACTTCTCGCGCTCCGGGCCGTACACTTTGGCGACCGGGGCGAGCAGCTGGTCCATCTCTTCCGCGGTGACATGCTGGATTCCGCTGCCGGAGACGCCGCCGCAGTATTCGTCCGGGCCCTCGCCGTTCTTGCGCTTCCAGCGGGTCCACTTCACCCACGACACGGCGTCTGTCCAGCCCTGCAGGTTCGTTACCTGGGTCCAGTCATAGTCGAGGAGTTGGCGCAACGTGTGGTACGAGTGCGAATGGCCGTCGCAGTCCCACTGCTCGACGATTTCCTTGTATTCCGGGCTGGCGTCATCAGGCACGCCGCGCGGATCTGCGATCGGATTGAAGCCCTCGCCGGTCTTGATGCCGGCGAACCCGCGGCCGTTGCGGACGTCCGCTAAGATGGCGAAGAGGTTGTAATTGCGCCCGTTGTAGAACTGTTCGCGATATTCGACGTGCAGGCGACCAGTTTCTTCGCCCTCGTCCGGCTCTTCTCGCTTGAAATTGTCGATCGCCTTCCAGGTGCCATTGGCGTCACGCTTCTCGACGTACAGGTGAATATCGCATCCCATCGTTTTTGCTCCTCGTTCTGGCCGGCGCCGCCGGCGGTTGGTTTATTGGTGTTGGCTGGCCGCTGCGGCCTTGCCCTGTTCGTAGACCAGCTCACGTGCGACCGCGTCGATGGCGATCTGGATGCCGGACCGGAGCGCCTCGACGGTTTCAACCTTGCCCGGGTTGGAAAGCTGGGCCGCAGCTTCCAAGCTCGATTTCAGGCGCTCCAGGCACTTGACGGTTTCGTTCGTGCTCATGCGTGCCCCGACAGGTAGAAGTGATCCCACACGCGCTGTTCGATGCGCGCCTGCTGCTCCGATTCCTTGCGGCGCTGCTCCATCGCCTCGACCTGCTGAATCGCGACGACCTCGGCCTCGTTCTGCATCACCTTGTCGCGCACCTGCTCGAACGTGACCTTGCCCATCACGAGCTCGTTCACGGTCTCGGATGCGTAAGCGAGGTAGTCAGTCACGGAGTCGCCGACGTCGCGCACCGTCTGCATGTCGCCCGCGGCCAGCAGCGCCTTGCGGTACGCGAACTCTTTGGCGAGCAGGTCGCGGATGAGTGCTTCGCGGGCTTCTTCGTTTGAGAGGCGGTCCATGTCAGGCCTCGGCGGCTTCAACTGTCGTGAATTCGACGCCTTCACCCGGGTCCAGCGAGACGTTGCGGTTCGAAGTACCGACGAGCTTCCCAGTGCCGCCATTACCCGCGTAGCCAGTCAGGCCGTCGAACTCGTTGTAAGCAGCATCGATAGCGCTTTCCTCGTCGTCAGCTTCAACTTCCACCATGACGCTTATGGTGGTCGTGCCATACACGGTGTATTTCATGTTGTTCTCCATCTGCCCTGCTGGGCTCGGTTGCCCACCGAAGCGGGCGCGGGGTTGGTGTTAGTCAGCGCGGTGCAGCTTGTTGATGTGCGTGTCGAGTTCGATGCGACGAAGTTTTGCCAGACGTTCCGCCTCTTTCACCGCCTTTGGGTTAGTCATCCTTGCTACGGCCAAATCAGCGCGTTGGTCTGCATATTCCTCGATCAGCTTGCGCAGGTATTCCGCGTCTTTCTTGGTGATCACGTTCTTCTCCAGTTCTCGCCGCGCCCAGTGCGCTTGCCCTTGGGCTCTTGCCTGCGGGCTCGGTTGCGATGGAGTTATTATTAGGCATACCTTAAA